GTAGCAGCCGAAAAGGGCATCCAGAACACCGTCCGCAAGGGAAAGAAGCAGCCCAGATGGTTGGTAAACCTCAGGATGAAGAACAAGAAGAAGGCGATGGCCAAGAGGAGTCCCGCCGAAAAGGCTAGGCTCAAGGCCCTGCGCTCAAGGGTCAAGCTCATGGACAAGAACATGAAGGAGTGGAACGTACTCGCCGAGAACGTACTCAACTTCGTGGATTTTAATGTCAATGGCCCATCGCTTGACTGCAAGGTCCTCCGCAAGGAGGGCGAGATCGTCGGCGTAAGGGTTCCGACCATGAAGATCAGGAATGAAGCAAAGGTGCTAAGGTTTGACTGGAAGACCATGAACACCGATGTGATGGTCAAGAGAAACTCCGGAAAGAAGCTCGCCGAGAACGTAGATTTCGTGAAGACTGTGCTTGATCTCAAAAGGCTCAACGCACTCTCCGACAGCAAGGCGTTTGAGGAGAGCGTGGAAAGGGCGGCCAGCAACTTCCCCTCGGTAATCTATCTCACCGAATCGGAACTCGCCGGCATGGTGAAGAACATTCTGGAAGGCGTCAAGGCCAGCAACTTTGACGACGAGACCTGCGGGTTCCTCGCCGAGGCGATGCTCAGGACCGTCCACGACAACTACGTGGACACCGTCAGCAAGATAGTGAAGCTCGCGGGTGCGACGCTCAACGAGAAGGCCGCCGACAAGTATGCGGAATTCAAGACCGTCGCTGAGAACTTCTACACCTCGCTTGACGAGCAGTCGGCCCTAGAGATGCAGGCTTTCGTAGACGTCTACGAGGCACTAAGGCAGGTTCACGAGGTCGCCAAGGAAGAGGGAGAAGCCAACCTTGCGGACCTCGCGAGCATCCATCTTGATGGACTGCTTCCGATAGTGTCGGGCGATTCGGATATGAACTTTGAAGTGCTAGGTGAGGCGGCCGCTTGGCTCTACGACATCGTAGAGGTCTCAAGCCCCGAGAATTGGGAAGTTGACAGCCCGGTCGTCAAGGCCGACGGCGAGCATCCCGATCTCATGAAGAACGGAAAGCACTCGTGCAGCCCGGCGGACATGCAGGGAAACACTCCGGCTCAGCACCACGTCAGCGACGGCAAGGAAGTTCAGGGCAATGCCGCTAGGGAACTCGCCAACGACGGATGGAGCAACATCGGAGGCGAGGGCGTGTACCCGAGCCTAGACAACCCCTACGTCCCCAAGGCCGATGTGCCGAAGATTGTGGGAGAGAAGGACGTGGACTCGGACAGCGATCAGCTCGCCCATTGGGGTGACAATGATACTTGGCCGAGCCTCCAGAATCCATACGTCAAGGCAGGCGTGAAGCCCGAAATGAAGGAATAAGGAGGTATCGTGCAACTTCTTCTAGAACACGAGATGGTGCCCGGCACCATCTATGAGAACAGGCTCATACTGGGCGGCGGCGGATGTGCCATCCTCAACGAGATGGACCTTCATGAAGCTTCCGGTTCAACCGGCGGACTCGTGAAATTCCGAGGCAAGTTTCAGGAAGCCGACGCAATCAACAAGAACAAGAGGACCTATCCGTTTGAAGTGCTAGCCGAGAACGTGAAGGGCCTCAAGGAAGCGATAGACAACGGCGGACTGATCGGCGAACTTGATCACCCGACCGACAGCATCGTTCACTTCGCCAACGCAAGCCACAAGATCACCAAGCTATGGTGGGAAGGCAAAGTGCTCATGGGCGAAGGCGTCATACTGAACACCCCGCACGGCAAGATCCTGAAGGCCCTCATCAACGACGGCGTCAGGGTCGGCATAAGCAGCCGCGGAGTGGGCAACGGCAAGGTAAACGAAAACGGAATCCTAGTCATCGGCGAGAGTTATAAACTCATCACCTTTGACGCGGTAGCCGACCCGAGTACCAGCCAGGCGTTTCAGGAGAAGGTAGTTTCCAAGGAGGGCGTCAGTCACAAAATCCCGAACGAAGTTCATACAAGCGTAAAAAATGAAAACAGCGGCATACATACTCTGAACAAGGAGCTCATCCTTGCCGCTCTCGGCGGGATCGTCAATAAACAATTCAACGAGATAAAGAGAGGTTGAACACATGGAAAAGATCGTAGAGGCCCTTACTAAACTACTGCCCGAAGACGCCGTCAATGAGGTGACCGAGGCGGTGAAGACCGAACTCGAGAACGCAAAGGGCGCCCTCGAGAAAGAGTATTCGACCAAGCTTGAGGAAGCCTACGCCGAACTCTCCGATGAGCTCAAGACCGCCGAAGAGACCGCCATCCAGGGCTACAAGGAAGCCTATGCGATCATCCAGGACCTACGCGGCCGACTCGAGACCCAGCAGAAGGAATTTGAGTTGAGCCTAGAAGAGGGCTACGAAGAAGCCTACCAGATGCTCCAGGCCGAGAAGGGCAAGAACGAGAACCTAGAGGTCGAGATGTACGAGACCTTTGACAAGAAGCTCCAGGAGATGAAGGAGTACATGGTTGACAAGGTTGATGCCTTCCTCCAGTACAAGGGCAAAGAGATATACGAATCGGCCATCGCCGAGGTTGAAAACGACCCGCGCATCGCCGACCACAAGGTAACCCTCGAGCGCGTCGCTGAATGCGTCGCCGAATACCTCGGTGAAGAGGCCCCCAAGGCCAGCCACGCCAAGGTTGAGGAAGTTTCCAAGAAGATCGAGGAACTCAAGGGACAGGTCAAGATCCTAGAAGCCAGGAACATCCGACTGAGTGCCGAGAACACCAAACTTACCGAGGCAGTCCGCGAAACCCAGAAGGTCATCACGGAGAGCGCCAAGGTGGAGAAGAAAGAAAGAGTTGAAAAGGCGAGAATTGCAGAGGGGAAGGGTAAGACCGTCAACAACCCCGAGCTCGTCGCCGAATGGACCGACGCGGGCAAGGAAAAGACCGCAAAAGTTGACAACACCTTGGTTGAAAGCATCGATCCCGACCTGCTGCGTCAGATGCAGGTACTAGCGGGCACGAAGAAAGAAGACTGAGGAAGAATTTCTAGTAAAACCTAAAAGGAGAAATAACCATGCAGGCCAATGCAAAGTTCCTAAATGAAGCAAGGGAGCTGGAATCGCGTTGGGCGCAGACCGGTTTGCTAGAGAACATCAATGACAAGTACACCCGTTCTTGCACTGCCGTTCTCCTGGAAAACCAGCGCCTTATCAACGAGTCCAGCACCGACTCGGGCGACGTCGCCCAGTTCAAGAGGATCTCGATTCCGCTCGTTCGCAGAATCTATCCCCAGCTGATCGCCAACAAGGTCGTCTCGGTCCAGCCGTTGCTCGGCCCGACCGGCCTCGTCTACTACCTCCGCTTTCGCTACGGTAGCAACAAGGGTTCGGTCCGTGGAGCCACCGAGAGCGGCTTCCCGACCGACGACGTCAACTCGCTCCAGCAGCTCGCCTGGGGCGACGCCAACCTGAGCGTGTACTACTCCCACCAGTTCGTCGAGAACGAGACGCAGGCCGACGCCGGCGGCGACACCACGTCGTCCCACGTCGTCGAGCACACGCCCGTCCTCGCCGGCACGGTGACCGGCACGGTGTACGACGGTTCGACCGCCGTCCAGACCTTCGTGGTCTCGGAGAGCGGCTCGTTCACGTTCACCGACATCGGCACGCCCACCAACAAGGCGACCGGCGGCTCCCTCGATCTCACCACCGGCGAACTCTCGCTCACGTGGAACAACGATCCGGGTGCCAACAGCGTCGTTGTCTCGTACGAGTACAACATGGAGTGCAACCAGGACCTCCCCGAAATCAACCTCGTCGTTGAGTCGGAAGAGATCGCCGCCAAGACCCGCAAGTTGAAGGCCGTCTGGAGCTACGAAGCCCAGCAGGACCTCCGCTCGCAGCACAACCTCGACGCCGAGGCTGAGCTCACCGCCGTCCTGGCCCAGGAGATCAACCTCGAGATCGACCGTGAGGTTCTCTCGGACCTGCGTAACAACGCCGGCACCGTCGCCTCGTGGGACTTCAACACCGCCCTTGGTGACACCATCAAGGAAAAGTACGAGTCCCTCTACGTCAAGGTCGTCGAGGTCAGCAACGTGGTGCATCGCAAGACGCTCCGCGGCGGCTGCAACTGGCTCGTGACCAGCCCCGAAGTCGCCTCGATCTTCGAGACGGCCACCGCTGGTTTCGCTCCGGCTCCGTCGGAAGGCTTCACGTCGTCGCTCGGCATCCAGTATGTCGGCACCGTGAACAACCGCTGGAGGCTCTACAAGGATCCGCTGTTCCCGACGGGACAGATCCTCATGGGCTACAAGGGTGACTGGTACATGGACAGTGGTTACTTCTACTGCCCGTACGTGCCACTCACCCAGACGCCAGTCGTCCTCGATCCCGAGTCCTTCTGCCCAAGAAAGGGAATACTGACCCGCTATGGGAAGAAGTTGCTTAGAGAGGGAGCAAAGTTCTACGCGAGGCTCTCGATCGCAAATTTTGTTATTTAGCATAAACCCCTTGTTTTCAAGGGTTTTCCTAACATGAACCCTCCGGTCGCAAGACCGGGGGGTTTTTTGTTTTCTATTGCCATAGTCCTATATATTTGGTAAATTTCCCTTGAGGAGGCAAAAAGGACATGGCGAACATAATAGTTCTGGACGAGATTCGCGAATCGGGGTGGATGAGGAAAACTCTGCCACAGGAGCGGGAGTCCGATCCGAACACATTCATCTTCTTCAGGCACGAGTGGAACGAACGCTCGCAGCAGATTCTTGCCCATGTGAACTCCTACTCTCAACAGCACAACAAGATTCACGCCAGGAAGTGCGAAGTAAGAAAGATCAGATCCAAGCAACACAGAGAGTTCTGCGACCTACACCACATACAGGGTTCCAACAAACTCACCCTCGTCGCCTTCGGAATATTCCAAGGAGAGGAGCTTCTGGGTGTGCTTTCGCTCGGCCGGCACAACAGAGACAACCGAGACAAGGTGGTCGTTCTGGATCGGCTGTGCTTCAAGGCCGGTTGGCGTGTGGTCGGAGGAGCGAGCAGACTGTTCTCCAAGGCGAAGGAGTGGGCCTTGGAGAACGGCATCTACTCAATCATCAGCTTTAGCGACGACAGGATGAGCGTTGGCACAGTCTATGA